AGCGTGAAGACGTATCTCGGAACCACCGCCAACACGGTGGATGACAAACTGTCTCCGATCATCACCGCCGTTAGTGCGTGGATCAAGTCGAACCTGAATCGGGACATCCTTCAGACCAGCTACACCGAGATCCTGAACGGGACTGGCGGTCAGCAGATCATGACCGCTAACTACCCGGTTACGGCCATCACTCAAGTGCTGGTGGACGGCGTTGACGTAACCGCGAACGCTATCACGGATGGGCGACGGGTCATTAGCCTTGTCTACCCCAACTCAGGGACACCGTGGGCAGGGGTTTCCATTTTCCGGCGCGGCATTATGAACGTCGTTTTGGAGTACACTGCCGGGTTTGCCACTGTCCCGTTCGATATTGAGCATGTCGCTTGCCGCATAGTCGCCTGGGGATACAACGAAAGCTCGCGCCTCCAGCAGGTCAGCAAGTCGATGGGCGGCGAGGTTGTCAGTTTCAGCCAGCTATCCGTACCTAACTGGGCGAAAGACAGCCTGAACAATTGGAAGAAGGTCGTCGGATGAGCGACGGAATCATCATCTCAGGCCAAGTTATAGGTGCAGAGGCCGTGCAGATGCGGCTTGAGCAAACCAGCCTTGCCATGGTCAAGCGTACGCGTAGGACCGTACACGCGCTCGGGCTGACCATGCTGGCGCGGGTCAAGGAAATCTACCTTTCGGGCGAATCTCTGAATGTGAAATCTGGCCTGTTGCGACGCCGCACAAACGAAAAGTTTACTGAGGACGGAACCAGCTTCACCTCCAGCGTGGGCACGAACATACCCTACGGAGCCGCATGGGAAAAGGGATTCGACCGCCGTGTTGGCGCTGGTGCGCGTGGCGGTCCCAAAAAGCCCATGACCGATCTCGCCGCCATGAAGTATGCCGCCAAGCATCCGCCGGGAACGAAGCACTATGACGCTCGGCCATTCCTCACCCCGGCCTTGGACGACATGAGAGCCGAAATCCGCGAACGGCTGGTTCTTGCTCTCGGCGGAGGTGCCTGATGGCCCTAAACCGTGAAGCGATCTTCGTTGCGTTGAATACGCGCCTTGCCGCCGTGGCCGGATTCGCCGCGCCCTGCTCTCGCCTATGGGCCAGCTATGCTGACACGCCGCCAGAGATGCAGCCCGCGCTCTTTCTTGCCGCTGGTGACGAACAGGCCAGCGGTGACCGGCGCCAGCCTACCGCGTGGACCTTGCGCCCCAAGCTGGTGCTTTATACCCGGAACGATGCTGACCCTATGGCCGCGCCGTCAACGCTTCAGAACCAACTCATCACCGCGATTGAGGCGGCGCTTGAACTAACACCGGGCGAGGCCATGGGGGGCGGAATCTTTACCTCCGATGGAGATGCGCCACACACCACGCTGGGCGGGCTCGTCTCGTCCTGCCGAATCTTCGGCACCATGGTCAAGGATGAAGGACTTTTTCAAACCCAGGGCATCGTCGAGATTCCTCTGGAGATCATCACCACCGCTTAGGAGGCGGTAAACAATGGCCGACAAAACCACTGACAAAACCATCAACGAAACCAGAGAAGTAACCCAGTCTGCGAAGACTCTTGCTGAAGCCCCCGGCGTGTATGCCGGCGAAGCTACTGAGACCGTGAAAGCGGAACTCAAGGCTTGGGAGCAGGAAGTCGAAACGTGGTTCAACGATCTTCGCCAGAACCTTCGCGAACTCGATACCGAAGCACACAACAAGCTCTTCGCGGCCAAGGAAGCCCTCAAAGCTCGCCTGACCGCCATTCTCTAACCGACTCTTCAACCGGGGTGTCATCGGAGGCCGACCCGATGACCACGCCAGAAAGCGAGTATCGCAATGCCTCAATACAACTTTGGCGTCGGCCAGCTTTTCATCGTTCCAGCAGGCGCAAACCCCACCCCCGTGAACGTCGGCACTCTCCAAGACGTTTCCATCGACATTTCCCGTTCGCCCGTAGAGATGTACGGCGCAAACGCTTTCCCGGAGGATGTTTCTCTCGCCAAGGGCAAGATCACCGGCAAGGCGAAGGCCGGACGCATGCAGGGAACCCTGATTGCCGCTCTTATGGCCGGGTCCACCACCGCAGTAGGGCAGACAGGCGCGGCACAGAACGAGCTTGGCATCATCCCTGCCACCCCGTTCCTGATTACCCCCGTCAACAGCGCTACATTCACTCAGGATGGTGGTGTCTATGACTGGACCGCCAGCAAGCAGTTGACGTGTGTCGCATCTGCCCCGATCACCGGACAGTATGCGCTCACGGCTGCTGTCGTTGGCGCATCGGCGTCGTTTGCCACCAGCGTTATGACCTGCACCATCGCCCCGACAACCGGCACGTTCCAGGTCGGACAGACCATCAACGCAACCGGCGTTGCTGCTGGCACGACGATCACCTCGCTTGGCACCGGCACGGGCGGCTTGGGAACTTACAACCTGTCAACCGTTCCCGGCACCATCGCGGCGGAGTCTGTCACGGCTGGCGTGGCGTACCTTTTCGCCTTGGCCGATGTGGGCCACCAGGTGGGCTTGAACTACACCTACACCATCACCACCGGCCTCACCATCAGCCTCAGCAATCAACCGATGGGCAGCGCGCCCACCTTCCAGCTTGCGGTGGCTAACACCAGCAAGGGGATTCAGTTCGGCTACAAGATTTGGGCCGTCGTGTTCCCCAAGCTCTCGCTCGCCGCGAAACAAGACAATTACACCGAGGCGGACTTCGAGTTCCAAGCCTTCTCGGACTCTCTCAACCGCGTCATCAACTTCTACACCGCCGCGGCTTAACCAGCTTGCGCGCCGCTGTCCATCACATTTCCGAAAGGAGATGTGGAGTGCCAGAGCAGGCACAGCGGCGCGCATCACTTTGCACCACCATGCACCACAACCAAGCCTCAGGAGGCCGATCTATGAGCACCGTCACGATTCGCGGAACCGAGTACGAGCTTCAACCCTTCACCGCCGGGCAACTACGCCATGAGGCGTCTGAAAAGCTGGCAGAAATCGATGCTATCAACGGGAATCTACAGGCTGGCACAATCTCGCCTATGAAGGCCATGCCCGCCATGGTTGGCCACTGCTGCGACCTCGTCTACCTGTCGCTTTCCAACAAGTACCCCGATCTAACCCTCGCAGATGTCGAGTCGATGCCCTTTACGGAGATCCAGAAGGCCGTCGAAGGCGTTGCGGAGGTCACCGGCCTGAAGGGGGAAGACAAGCCCCAGATGGTAAAGCGGAGCCGCTGAACTGGGGCGAACTGTACGGGCTTCTCATCACCGCAACCGGATGGACGGCGCGCATCGTTGACGACACGCCATGGCCGGATGTTCTTGACCTGCTGGGCTACTGGAAGGCCAGCCCGCCGGTTCATGTGCTTGTCCGGGCCTATATGGGCGGCGGCAAGGAAAGCAAGAGCACAGCCCCGGCGAGTGAGGCCGATCTAATGGCCGCTGTCGCCGGGTTCTAGGAGGCACTATGGCGGGCGACAATCCAGATCCGATTCAAGTACAAATCACCGCCCAAATCGACGGGTTGATGACTGGCCTCAACAATGCCACCGCCGGGGTCAAGGACGCGACGGCCAAAATGGCCGGTTCGTTCGCGCCCGTAGCCGCTGCCAGCGCCTCCTCGTTCGACAGCATGGTAGGCAAGTCCCACACAGCCGCCGAAAGCATGGAGGGTGACTTCTCGCGCACCGAGGCCCGTCACGCTGCGCATATGCTGGGCATGAATCGGGCCGTCGGCAGCTTCGTTGCTACGCTCCCCGGCGTCGGCATGGCTATGTCTATGGCCTTTGCGCCGTTGGCCATCATGGAGATGGTGATGTGGATTGGCAAGGGCGTCGAAAAGCTGATCGAGTGGCACAGCAAGGCGGAGAACGCGGCGCGAGAACTCGGCAACGCGGAACGGGAGGCCGGCACAAAGTCAGTACTGGCGCTGGAGGGGCTGGGCGACAAGCTACTGGAGACCGGAATCAAAGCCGACGACCTGGCCGGAAACCACATAGGCGCACTGAATAAACAACTTAAACTGCTCGACCATCACTCGCTCAATGAGCTAATTGAAGCGTTCGAGAAATTCGGGGCAGAGGCAGACAAAGTTTTTTCCAAGGTAGAGGCGGACAGAAGCTGGTGGGAAGTGTTTACCTCCGGCTCGAAGGGCGCGAAGTCCGCCATGGAGGACTTCAAAACGGCATATGATGCGCTGCTCGCGAAGGGTGATACAAAAGGCGCGGATGATTTACTGAAAGGCACCCTCGATTCAGCACGTAAGATACTCGCCGCTCAGAAGGACACAATAGCGCTGACTCAATCACATCTACCTTATGAGCAAAAAGAGGCACAACTCAAAGCCGATCTGGCCATACTAGATAAGGCGAATATCGGGGCGGATCGAGAGGGCCTAGCTGTACAGCAATCGGTGGTCAACGCCCTGGAGAACCAGGTGCAAGCCACCGCCCTTATAAATAAAAACAAGGCTGGCGCGGCGGCAAACCTGCGCGCAGAAGAGGAAAAGAAAGACAAGGCCGACAAAGACCCGTCATCGGAGCAGATGACCGCTTTCAAGCAGGCGCTCGACGCCCAGAAAGCCTTGAAAGAGAACTGGTTTACATGGTCTATTGCACGCGAGATTAAGTTTTGGGAGGACATGGCAAAAACTACCGGCCTGGGCGCGAACGCCGTCAAGGAAATCCAGGACAATATCGCCAAGCTCACCCAGAAGGGGGCGGAGGATGGCGAGAAGGACGCCGAAAAGGACTTTGAGCGCAGGTACAGTGCGGCCAAGGAAGGCAGTGACAAGCGCGTCCAGATCGCGGTTGAAGAGTTCCGGCGTATCGCGGCCACATATCCCGCCGGGACCGAGCAGTTCAAAGCCGCTCAGGACAAAATGACCGCCGCACTCAACCAGGCGGTAGCACAGCGGAAAGCGGTTGACCGGGCTTACGCTGATGGAAAGCGCCTGCTTGCCCTTGAGGGCGCTGATACAACGATTGAGGCCGCACGGCTTGAGCAGGCATCTGGGAAAATCAGCAAACAGGCGCTTCTACAAGCCGAAAAAGAGTACGTCAGGGAAAAGTACGCCATCACCGCCCAAGCGGAGGCCGAAACGTTGGCGCTCATGGAGAAGGGCACCCCGGCATATATCGCCGAACTCAATAAACAGGAGGCGGCGTATCGGAAAGAGAAGGCCGACGAGGCCGCGCTTGACAAGAAGGCCGCAGCAGACCACCTGAAGAATATTGAAACCTGGAGAAAGGGCCTAACCTCTGGCATGGAGTCGGCCACGGCCGGGATCATCAAAGGAACGATGACATGGGGGAAGGCTTTTCAGCAGGTATGGGGTTCCGCGCTGGACTTTGCCATCAAGCAGATGTACCAGATGGTGGCCAAACACATTGCGGCGGAGTTCACTAAGACGGCGGCGACAACATCGCAAACCGCAGTGCGCACGGGTGTAGAGTCAGCGGCGCAGACAAAATCACTAGCTAGAATGCTCACCGATGGCGTGAGGCACCTTTTCACCGAGTCCGGCAAAACAGCGCACACAGTAGCGGGGGTGACGGCGCGCACATCAATAGAAACAGCAGCCGACGTAAAGGCTAAGGTGTCCGACTCGGCAGAACTGGCAGTACATACAGGCGTTGAGGCGGCGAAAACGGCAGCAACGACAGTTGCTATTACGGCCCGTCTGGCTGCTTCAGTAGCGGCCAATATGGCTGAAATTGCCAGCCTTGCGGCTGTTGCATCGGCGGCTGCATTTGCCAGCACGGCGGCAATCCCCATCGTTGGGCCTGCCCTTGCGCCAGGTGTCGCCGCTGTCTCTCTAGCCGCTGTTCTGGCTATGGTTCCTCTTGCGGCGGCGGAGGGCGGCTGGGAGCGTGTGCCAGCGACAACGCTTGCCATGTTGCACAAGGATGAGCAGGTTCTACCGGCAAGCTATGCCGAGGGTCTGCGAAAGGTTGTGGCCGGCGGAGGAGCGGGAAGTGGAGGCGGTGGAGACATCCACAACCATTTCAACGGCTGTTTTGACGCTAAGACGTTCTTTCAGCAGCATCAGGGACCAATGGTGGCGGCTATGCAGGATGCCATCAAAAACCGGCGAACGTAACTAATCGTCAACGCCAAAACAAAAGACAGACTGGCTATATAGCGACTTGAGGGCGTACTCTCCGGGCGGCAAGATTCCGGTGCGCGGTGGCCGCCGAGGCCGTGGATGTGTTGCAGATTCCCGAGGGCGTGAACCTGGTGGGCGACAAGGCCTTTGCCGATGAGTTGCCTGAGCCCGAGGCTGATGCCGAGGCCTCCGAGGCGGCGCCGTTCGAGGCCGAGGATGTGGACCTGGAAGCGGCTCTGGGCGGCGGCATTCGCAAAGCGCCGGCCGCAGTTCATTACCTCAGTAGTGCGCAGGAGCCATCCTGCTAAACCCCAGCCTGGGACACAATAGGGCCAGAGCGGGCCGCCTTCGGGTGGCCCCTTCGCTTTTCAGATCACCCCACACATACAAAGTTCATCTATAAATCCCTCTCGGCTCATCCCGAGGCGGTTTCTTGCCCTGATTTCGCTCTAAACTGTGTCTGAGATGCAACAGAGTGTTCCACGTGGAACACAGAGGACACAGACGGCATGAGCGCACTGCTTTTCCCATCGGGGTTGAAGGGGCTGGACATTGAGGTAACTCGGTCCTCGCAGTTCGCCACGCTGGTTCAGACCGGCGCCAGCGGAAAAGAGCAGCGCGCTACCTTCTGGACCGCGCCCCGCTGGACCTACGAATGGACGTTGAACTTCGTCCGTCAGGCCGGTTTCAGCGCCAAGACGCTCACGGATGAGCTACAGCAGCTTGCCGCTTTCTTCAACACCATGCGCGGGGCTTGGGATAGCTTCTACTTCGTTGACCCGGTGAACGGCAAGCCGTCGGCCTGCCCGTTCGGGACCGGAACCGGCGCGCAGACCGTCTTTCAGCTACTCGACAATGAAGGGTTTTCGGCGGTCAACATCCAAGGCGCTCCGTCAATCTACGTTGCGGGCGTCCTGAAAACTCTGACCACCGATTACACCCTCAACGCCACAACCGGCGTCGTCACTTTCACGGCGGCTCCAGCGACCAGCGCAGCGATTACCTGGACCGGCCAGTTCGCCCGTGTCTGCCGGTTCGTAGAGGACACCATGGACTTCAAGCGGTTCATGCAGCTTGCCTGGGACGGCGGAACCGTGAAAGTGCAGACGCTCAAATGAAATATGCTGGCGCGGCCCTAATTACTTTTCTCAACTCGAACGCCGTCTTTACGATGGCCGACTGCTACACGATCACGTTGCAGCCGGGAGGCGTCTACCGCTGGACGAACGCCGACATCCCGCTGACGCTGAACGGCAACCTCTTCACCTGTTCGCTCGACCAGGGCGGCCAGCCGCTCATACAGCGCGGGGCTATCCGCTGTGCCAGAGGCACTGAAGTTAACACGCTCGACCTGACGCTGATGGCCGGTGGCTCGGCTCAACTCATGGGCACAAATATCAGCCTTGCGGCCCACAACGGCGCTTTCGACGCGGCGCGGGTGCGCGTGGAGCGCGTCTTCTCTGCCTACCCCGGCGACACGTCCATGGGGTCCGTGGTTCTGTTCGAGGGCAACTGCGCGGGCGTTGACCCGTCCTCGACTCAGGTTGTCTTGCACGTCAAGTCAGACCTTGAGCTTTTGCAGTACCAGATGCCCCGGATTCTCTTCCAGCCGGGTTGCGCAAACTGCTTTGGTGACTCCGGTTGCGGAATCAGCCTTCCGAGCCTCACGACGGCCGGCACGGTGGGCGCTGGCTCGACGGCAAATTCCATCGCGACAGGCATTGTCGATGCGGACGGCTACTACGCCCTTGGAGTGTTGGTCATGACTTCCGGGGCTGCATCCGGTTCGCGGCGCACGGTGAGCATTTACACCGGCGGGACCGCCGTCCTGACCGTGCCATTGCCTCAGAACCCGGTGACGGGTGACACCTTCACCATCTATCCCGGCTGTGCGCGCACGGCTGCGGCTTGCGCGGCTTACTCGAACTCGAATAACTACCAGGGCTTCCCCTACGTGCCGGAAACGAGTACGAGCCTATGAGCATTACGCGCAGAGCTTCAGATGGATCGTTGCTTTTCTGGTGTCCGGGTTGCGACCGCGCTCACGGCGTCCCTGTCGTGGGAGAACGGGCTTGGGGGTGGAACGGGAGCATGGACTCGCCAACCCTGACCCCGTCGATTTTGGTCACCTATCCGGCGAATCCAAACGCCATTGAAGAGTTCAAGGAATGGCGCCCTGAACGCCGCTGCCACTCCTTTGTGACCAACGGGCAGATTCAGTTCCTCGGTGACTGCACTCACGCTCTCGCCGGCCAAACGGTAGCGATACCAGACTGGGACACTCAATGACCGCGCTCGAAGTGATGTTGCAACGCGAGGACGTCGTCAAAGAGGCGCTGTCCTGGCTGGGCACTCCTTACCATCACCATGCCCGTGTCAAGGGCGCTGGGGTGGATTGCGGCATGATCTTGGCGGCTGTCTACGAGGCCGCGGGCGTCATTCCGCACGTTGACCCCGGAGAGTACGTCCACGACTGGTTTCTGCACCGTGACGAGCCGGTCTATCTCGAAATCGTCGAGCGGTTCGCTGCCCGTGTTGAGATCACGCCCGACACCCCGCCTCAGCCGGGCGACATCGCAATGTATCAGTTCGGGCGCAACCCCGCGCACGGCGCAATTGTGATCGAATGGCCAACCATCCTGCACAGTTACCAGTCCGCCAGAATGGTGATTCTTGACAACGCGGTAGCAAATCAAGACCTTGCCGAGCGGTTCGTTGGCATCTGGTCGCCCTGGGCGAAGAAAGGCGGCGAGTAGATGGGAGGTCTTTTCGGCGACGGCTCTTCCAACGCGACAACTCCGGTCAAGCTGGCGTCCGTCCAGGTATCGACCTCGATGTACGGGAAGCCCAAGGCTCTTCTCTACGGCTGCACGCTGCTCGCCAGCAACATGATCGATTACGCGGGCTTCACATCTCAGGCCACAAGCTCAGGAGGCAAAGGCGGCGGTAGTCAGGTCACGGGCTACAACTACTGGTCCGATCTGATTCTCGCTCTCTGCGAGGGTGGCCAATCTGGCATCGTTGGCGTTCAGCGCGTTTGGAGCGACAAGGACTGCTACAACCTCAGCTATTACGGCCTCTCCCTGATGACCGGCGCACGACCGCAAGCACCTTGGGGGCCATGGCTGAGTAAGTGGCCCAGCCGCGCTCTCGGCTACAGCGGGACGGCTTACGTGGCCGCGCTTCAAGTCGCTCTCGGATCAGACGGCGCGCCTCCGAACTGGAACTTTGAGGTCCAGGGCCTCCTCGGAACCGAGCTTGACCCAAACTGGCCGGGCTCCTACGACGCCATGCCGTCGGCGGTTATTCTCGACATGCTCTCGAACCCCTTTTACGGGGCAGGATTCACGGCGGCGCGCATTGCCGATATGGTGACCGGCGCGGCCAGCTTCCAGACCTACTGCACCGCTTGCGGCTTTGCCATCAGCCCTGCTTTCACTGACCAGTCTGACGCGGCAAGCTGCATTCAGCAGATCCTCGACGCTACGAATTCTGAGATTGTCTTGTCAGTCGGCGCGGCGGGCATGGTTCTGAAGATCGTTCCCTATGGCGATACGCCCGTCACGGCCAACGGCGTCACGTACACGCCGATAACCACACCGCTCTACAACCTCACCTATGACGACTTTCTGGGGGCCATCGGCAAGGACGGCAAGCCCACCGGCACTGACCCGATCAGCGTCACGCGTTCAAGCACACAGGACATCAAGAACGATGTTCCAGTTGAGTACTGGGACCGCACGAACAGCTACAACGTGACCATTCAGGACACCCCGGAGCCTTCCGACGTGTCCCTGAACGGTCTGAAGCAGGATTCTCCGCTCACCTTGCACCTCATCACTCGGGCCGCGCACGCTCAGCAAATCAGCGTCATAAAGGCACAGCGGAACGTCTTCGTTCGCAATACCTACACGTTCAAGGTGGGCTGGAAGTACATTCTGCTTGAGCCGATGGACCTGGTGACCCTGACAGACCAAATCACCGGCCTCTATCAGAAGATCGTCCGCATCATCTCAATCGATATGCCCGACGAGACGAGCGAAGAGGACGGCTTGACCGTCGTGGCCGAGGAATGGCCCTTTGGTATCGGCACGGCAACGCAGTACGCCACGCAAACGCCGCAAGGCACATTGCCGAACGTAGACCCCGGCAACGCCAACCCGCCAACCATTTTTCAGGTTCCGGCACTGTATTCAGGCGGCGACAATCAGCTTGCCATTGCCACGTCGGGCGGCTCAAACTGGGGCGGCTGCTATGTATGGGTGTCTGAAGACGGCTCAAGTTATGGCACTCAGCCTGTCGGGCATATTGGGAGCCCGGCTCGTCATGGTACTTTAACCGCGCCGCTTCCCGCTGGAAACCCGTCAGACACGGTGAACACGCTCGGCGTGCTCTTGGCAGACACCGCGCTGCAACTCCAAAGCATCTCGGCGGCGTCACTCACCGATCTGCTCACTCTCTGTTGGGTTGATTCCGAGCTTATTGCCTTCCAGACGGCTACGCTCACCGGCCCCGGCGCTTACAACCTCACCAATCTCATCCGGGGATGCTACGGGACGCCGATCTCCGCGCACTCTTCCGGCGCGAGCTTTGTGCGCTTCGACGATTCCTGCTTCGAACTCGACCTGGCGCCGACGCGCACCGGCACTCTCTATTTCAAGCTGCAGAGCAACAACCTGCTGGGCGGCGGTTTGCAAAACCTCTCGACCTTGACGGCGTACACCTATACCGTCGCGGCGAATATCGCGCTGTCGAGTCCCGTGAGCAACCTCACCACGGTTTACCGCGATAACCGGCTCTGGCTGCATTGGGACGCCATGACTGCGGGCATCTCTTACGAGGTCCGAATCGGCGGTACATGGGCATCGGCTTCAGTCTGCGGCATCGTCTCGACAAATGAAATACTCGCCAGTGGTGACGGAGTGTACTGGGTTGCCCCAAGGCTGGGAACGTCCACCGGGCCGCCCACGTCCATGGTGATTTCCGGTTCTGGGCTTGTTGCCAACGTAGTCGCCATAGAAAATGAATCGGGGGCAGGATGGCCGGGAGCGAAGACCGGGGGCGTTGCGGTCACATCCGGAATTCTGACTTTGGGCGGCGGGTCACTCGCGGGATTTTATCAATGCCCGTCGGGGAATATCGTGGACATCGGCACCGCTCAGGCTTGCGGTGTGACTTACTCGCTGGCCTCTGGTAGCTCCCGCAGCACGCTCATCTTCGACAGCGTTCCAAACATAGACGCACTCGACAACGTGGACGGCGACGCGACAGGCTTAACTGCCGTGAAGCCGATGATCTCCGTGGCGGGGAATAACGGGGTCTTTGGCCCTTGGCAAGCTCTGGTGCCTGGCGTCTACTTTGGCCGCATGTTCCAGGTGGGCCTTCAATTCACAAGCTCAGACCCGACAGCTACGCCATTCGCCGTCGCCTTTGCCTGGACCGTCGACATGCCCGACAAGGTGCAGCGGTTTACGAGCCTATTGGTTGGAACGGGCGGCGTTACGGTCACATTTAACCCGGCTTTTCAGATTCAGCCGAACATCCAGACCACGATCCATAACGCGCAGGCCGGGGATATTTGGGTGCGCGACAGCATTTCTTCGTCCAGCGTCACTGGGCACATCAGCAACGGCGGCTCGAATGTCGCCCGAACCATCGACTTGATCGCACAGGGGTACTGACATGAGCGTTGTTCCTTCTATCCCCGCCGGGGTTTCCGGCCTGACGATGCGCACCGGCGTCAACTCGGCGCTTGCGCAGATTTACAGCGATATACAAGGACAGGGCGCAACCGCCTTCACCACGAGCGG